CAAAAATATTTTCTACTATTTCTTCATTTATATGAACAAATTCCTTATCTATTTTTTGTTTATCAATCAATTCAAAGTAATTCAAAGTTATATCTCTCAATATATTGAATGAATATATATCTTCAGAAACCGCATATATCAGAAATGCTAACAAAGCCTTTCTTTGTTCATTTGTTTTATTAATTGAACAAAATTTATCATAGTCTTCATCGGGATTAACATAAACAAATATTTCTGATAGTTCATTGTATTTATCAATAAATTTATTTCGATTATTATCAAAGCTGATATATTTATCTGATAAACGTGAAAATGTTTTCGCATATAATTCTGCATAAAAACGATTATTTATAATAACATTTGTTAAACAATCAATTATATATGACTGTTTCTTCTTATCATCTACATCTTCGAATTCTCCTTCCCATATTTTATCTATGCATTCTATCAACTTATCATATTGTGTATCATAATTATTCTTTGTTATTTTATTCATGATTCCTCTCATTTCATCGATATATTCATTGATTCCTTCACTTTTTTCAAATACAGATACTTTAAATGGTTCTTTACGAACCCATTGATTATCTGCTGCTTTTGTACGCTCTTTTTTTATTATTCTAGTTCTAGATACATTAATACCTAACTTACCTATCAACAAATTTATTGTATTTTCTACATTAATTGGTAATTCAAAGTCTTTCATATTCGATTGTATTTCATATATACTATCTAAATTATATGAAACCATGTTCTCAATATTACTAGATAAATAAAGAGATAAAATTCTATATATTTTTATTGTATTATATATTTATCAAGCGATATAAACATTTTTTACATTCAATATTAGTATTATGAATACAATTATTAATAACTGGGATGATTTGAATTTAAAAACAGATTTATTACGTGGTATTTATGCCAACGGGTTTGAAAAACCAAGTGAAATACAACAGCGTGCAATTCTTCCTGTAATTGAAGGAAGAGATGTAATCGCACAAGCACAATCCGGTACTGGTAAAACTGGTACATTTACTATATCTGCTCTACAATTAATTGATACTTCTATTGATGAAACGCAATCTATTATTATCGCTCCAACCAGAGAATTAGTATCTCAAATATTTGAAGTTGTTAATAGATTGAGCACATTTATCAATAATTTTACATCTAAGTTGTTGATAGGTGGTACATCTGTCAACGAAGACATTGAATATTTATCATCTACCACACCACATATTGTAGTAGGCACTCCAGGACGTATTTTTGATATGATTCGTCGACGTAAGTTGAATGTACATACTATAAAATTGTTCATATTAGATGAAGCAGACGAAATGTTGACATCTGAATTCAAAACACAAATACACACCATCTTCAAATATTTCAATGAAAAAATTCAGGTTGCTATATTTAGTGCAACAATGCCTAGGGAAGTACTAGAATTAACTGAAAAGTTTATGATTGAACCGTTAAAACTTACAATGAAAACTGAACAATTAAGCTTAGATGGTATTGAACAATATTTCGTAGCAACTATTAACAACGAAGAAAAATATCAATGGTTACAAAACATCTTCAATAAAATGACATTGAATTCTACTATCATTTTTATGAATGATATTCAAAGTGTTATCAACTTATATAATGATATGAAAAAAGAGGGATTTCCAGTTTGTCACATTCATAGTAATTTAACAAAAAATGAAAGAACTGAAACTCTTAATGATTTTAAACTCAATAAATACAATATTCTTATTTCTTCTAACCTTACTGCCAGAGGGATTGACATACAACAAGTAAATTTAGTCATTAACTTTGATATTCCGAGAGATGTTAATACATATTTACATCGAATTGGAAGAAGTGGCCGATGGGGAAGAAAAGGTATGGCGATTAATTTCGTGTGTGAAAAGGATATACGTAAAATGAAGCATATAGAGAGACATTATAATATCAATATGTCTGAATTCAAAATCTAACTTTCGTTTGGCTGATATTTTAATAGTATGATGAAGTTATATCTACATGAATATAATTTCATCTATCCATGAAAAATTTTCTGGTGAAAATAATCCAGAACCAAAACAGGATAATATTGCAGATGATATCAAAATAGATACTACTTTCAAATTACCTATCGATTATTTAGAACCAAACGATATTAAATGTGTTCCTGAATCTGTTTCTAACGATTTAGAATTACTGAATACAAATGAAAATGGTTGTCAAAGTGTATATGATGTAACAATGTTACCAAAACATTGTTTTGCAAAACAAATTTTACCTATGTGGAATCGCCATTATACTACAAATACAAATTTTTTAAAAGACACCCAAAAGATTATTCAAAGAATTGAGCTGCACAAAAAAAATCTGAGTATTGTTGATAAAAATTTCAATATTGAAGATATATTACCCATTTGGAAAAACACCAAACAAAATTCTTTTTTTCATGAAAAATACAATTATTTAGATTGGGATATGTTGAAACATTTGAATCATTCAGAGTCTTTTCTACAAATTCTTTCCTGTATTCATCTATTGTCCCCAGTCATTAGTTTTGTATTACCTATTTTCATTCTTATTTTCCCTTTTATCATACTCAAAATACAAGGTATACCTATCACTGTATCTATTTATATAGATACTTTGAAATCTATTGCAAAAAATCATGCGATAGGTAAAATATTATTCAATATAGGTAATTTAAATTGGGATAAGTTAGTCTATTTATGTTTCACTATTGGCCTCTATATCTTTCAGATTTACCAAAATCTGAACCTATGCAAACGTTTTTATCGCAATATAATTGGTGTAAATAATGATTTACTGTTCTTAAAAAACTATATTCAATATTCTATTGATAATATGACTTCCATGAAATCAATTGTAAGTGATTTCAATACATATTCTTCATTCCATGCCGACATTTGTCACCATATTGATGTGTTAGAAAAACTGAATGAAGATATTTGTCGAATAACAGAATTTAAACATAATATTGGTAAGTTGTATGATATCGGTTATATGTTAAAATTATATTACATTATTCACATAAATAAAGAATATGAACATAGTTTGAAGTATTCTGTTGGTTTTAATGGATATACTGATAACTTATGTCAAATACATTCATCTATTTGTGATGGTTCGCTGGCATTTGCAGAGTTTACTTCTAAAAATGCATGCGAATTCGATAACCAATATTATCCAATCATTACTAGTGATAAACTGGTGAAAAATGATGTAAATATGAAGAAAAACATTATTATTTCTGCTCCGAACAAAGCTGGAAAAACCACTTTTATCAAAACTACTCTTATCAATATCATTTTTACACAACAGTTCGGTTGTGGGTTCTACAGTTCGGCATCTTTGAAACCATATAGTCACATTCATTCTTATTTGAATATTCCAGATACATCGGGAAGAGACAGTTTATTTCAGGCTGAATCTAGAAGATGTAAACAAATTATTGATTCGATTAATGAAAATAATGAAAATAATGAAAGACATTTCTGTATCTTTGATGAATTATATTCGGGTACTAATCCGGATGAAGCAGTCAAATCCGGTAGTGCCTTTTTGAAATATCTAGAATCTTTTGATAATGTAAACTTTATTTTAACTACTCACTACAAAGAGATTTGTAAGAAATTCAAACGTTCTGAACGTGTATGTAATTACAAAATGTTAGTAAATATTAATGATGATAAATCATTTGATTATACATATAAGTTAACAAAAGGAATTTCTACTATCAAAGGTGGAATCAGAGTATTGAAAGACATGCAATATCCTGATGAAATAATAAATACTATTGAAAATGATTAAAAACTTACTATTTTGTATAGTACTTATGAATATTATACAAACATGGAAAACTAATGAAATTCCTGGTCATTATAAACCATTTATTGAAAGTGTATTTAAATATACGAAAAATTGGAACTATATGTTTTTCAACGACAATGAAATTGAAAGATTTATAGATGAAAAAATGCCGGAATACAGAACTACCTTTGATAACCTTACATACAAAATACAGAAAATAGATTTTTTCCGTTATTTAGCAGTTTATTATTATGGTGGTGTGTATTTAGACCTCGATATTCTTTTACACACTGATTTAGATGGTATAATAGAGAACCCTGAAATGTGTAAATTTCCAGTAGAAATTGATACTATAAAAGATACAGTAATTACTCGTCATGATTTTCATTCTCTCATCGGTAATTATGCGTTTTATGCTCCGGCCAAACATCCGTTTCTTAAACAAATTATTGATAATATTTGTAATTCTAGAATGTCAGAAGAAGACATATTACTCGCACAAAGCACGAATGGTGATTCTATAAAAGAAGTGTATGTTTATTGTACTACTGGTCCGCTGATGGTTACACAATCATATATTGATTATGAAAACAAATCTGATATTGAACTATTACGTCCATCTCCTTACAGAGCTAATTTTTTTGGTGATTACGGCAGACATTGTAGTTACGGAAGTTGGAAATAAATTTTTGTACTGTATAATTGTAATATTTGTAATTATTCATACTGCATATTTGCAGTATAAAATTATTTAGTATATATAATAATTCAATCATATATACTGAATGTCTATTTCTCAAAAACCACTCACCGTTGATGAAAAAACTATCATCAGTACTCACGTCAATAACTATCGGTCTATGCATATGGCACCCGATATGACTGTGGATGATACTATATCCGACTTTTCTTTGAACTGGTCCTCCTATCTTTTGAAAAATAATTTATTTCAACATAGTAACAATAAGTCATATGGCGAGAACCTAGCGTATTTCAAAGGTTATACTGAGTCTACAGTTGACCTGATTAAGCGAGCAATAGATATGTGGTACAATGAAATTTTTTTATATGATTATAAAAATCCAGGGTTCTCTAGTGCTACTGGTCATTTTACTACGTTAGTTTGGAAATCATCTGTTAAATATGGCATTGGTTTTGCAATCAACAAAGAAACAAATGATGTTGTTATAACGATGAATACTTCTCCTCCTGGTAATATTATAGGTCAGTTTGAAGAAAATGTTTTACCAAAAGTAAATATTACTCCAATTGATACTGGTCCTATCAATGAACCCGAACCCGAACCTGCTCCCGAACCTGCTCCTGCTCCTGAACCTGCTCCTGCTCCTGCTCCTGAACCTGCTCCTGAGCCTACTCCTGAACCTGCTCCTGAGCCTACTCCTGAGCCTACTCCTGAG